AAGTCTGCGGTAGTGTAACAATCCGGGCAGGACATTGATATAGCACGGCGATAGAACCCATGCCGGCGAAGGACAGCGCCCCAAACGCTATCTGAGCTAGGCATATCCCCCATCTGATAGCCCGCGTCGGCTAGAAGATCATAAGCCCGTTCCCAATCTACATTGAGCGCCGCGGCTATAGCCCTGACCGCGCAATCACCGACACGCCGCCCAGCGGGATTCGGATTAAACTCAACCCACGTACTCATGACTATCGTCATACCTCGCTAAACAACCCAAAACGAATACCGTTAATCCGTCCGGGTCGCCCTTGAATTGTTCCTCCGCCATGCGGCGTATATCATCCGGTACGCCGAGGCATTTGAGCGTTTTCATAATCTCTTCCATGCCTTAATTATGAAAGATTCCCGCCCTTATCTACAGGGCAGGAACAGCGCAATTTGAGGGTATGAGAAGGGCATTTTAAGCTCACCAAAAATAGAAAAACCCGGACGGGCCGCAAGGCCTGTCCGGGTTCGGGTTTCACTTCAAATGTTTATAGACCGTCCATTCATTCCGCGAAATGATACGTTTTACTGTACTGACGTCACGGTCTATTTTCTCTGCTATATCATCATATATGACATGATCGAGGAGCCACATTTTCAATACCGTTCGATGTAGCTTATCATGTATGTATTCGTTTATGATCATCTCTATAAGGGAGTTTGAGTATTCCTTAAACTTATCTCTCTTGGATGACATAACGCCTCCATAAAAAGCCCCGGCGTTTAGCCGGGGCCATTCTCTTTATTTGGATTTGCGTTTTCGTGTTCCTCTACTCTTGCCGCTCTTCGTCGTGCGCGAGCGGGTACGCTTCACCACGATCTTCGCCATTATAGATATTGCCGTCCTTTCCAATATAGTTCGCTATTCCGTCCGCGCCGTCTATAGTGACCGTCTCGTTACTGACATAATCATATAGACTGAGGTACCACAAGAAGCCTCCTACAATCAGAACGACCGCTAAAAGCATCGATAAAAGAGCAATCCAAAGCCTCCGCACATGCCGTTCCATACGTGTCAATTCGCTTTCAAAGACTATGAACGGTACAGAATCCGGGTTTGTGTTCTCGGTATCCGGGATTTTGTTTGTGCTTTCCATCGTTTGGCCCTCCCCTAATATTGATGCTTTATTATAACATCATTCTTTCCGTGATTCAAGCCTTTCCGGTTCATCCATATACTGAGCGCTTTCCGCGTCTACAAGCCCCTCCGCCAGCATATACCCAAATACTGAGGCGGCAGCCAGGATCAAACCGGATACCTGTTTTGCGACCTCTTCCGACCCACCGAAAGCGGCGATAAGACCGGAAACAAGCCCGGCAACGGACATCCAGAATTTACGGCTTGTGAGCTTCCTTTTCCAATCAATCCCCTGCATTTTGACCCCTCACTTTCTTTCTATAAGATATTCATCGATCTCCTGCAAGCTCTTTTGTAGCTTGTCAACACTGTTTCCGCTCACCTCATGGCTGAGGAGGGAACGAACCCCACGGAGTATTATTGTTGACTGTGTTTCGATCTTTTCTATTCGCCCGTCCATTTCATCCAGCCGCCGCTTATCGGTCGCCAGCATAGAATCATGCTTATCGACACGCTCGGCTAGTCGTGTAACTGGGCTTTCGCGCTGCATTTTTTCTTCGCGATGGTTTTTCCGGGCTGTCATGATTGAATTATAGGCACCGATACAGGCTAGAACAATCGCGACCAATAGGACTAATTGCTCAAACGTAATATCTTTCATTCTTCCCGTACCTCCGCCTCAGGCCAGCGCGCAACCATAGCTTCCATTTCAGGCTGTTGCACACCGTGTATTATGATCGTATACAATGGCTCATGCGGCGGCGCGCCTGTCAGCTCATCAAGAATTGTCTGAGCATCAGACCCCCAAATACCCGTTTCGAGCAAGTTATGGTCGTGCTGAAATGCTTTCACGGCGGCTTCGGTCGCTTTCCCATACTCACCATCAGCGCCCCATTTACCGAGATCATAGCCCAGCCCTATTAGCGCGTTTTGCATATCCTTGACGGCTTCGCCGACATCCCCGCGCTTAAGAATGCCGGTAGGCAGTATATCGCTTGACCCGTTATAGTCGTAGATTTCCGACATCAGCCCCCAATACTTCGGCTTGCGCTGGCTCAACTTCGTCCGAATAACGCCTTTCATTACACCCTTGGCTTCAATGAGCCACCAATCACCCGAAGGGTCGGACGGGTCGATAGGTTCATACAAATAGGCGACATGTTCAATTTTTGAAGCTTTACTCCCCCAAAATACCGCCGCGCCAGGTACACGGTATTTTGCCGGTATCATTCCCTCACCCTTCGGGTCGCACCATGAAGCATAGTTTCCACGGGCCTTGTCATTGATACAGACGCCAGTTTTAATCTGATATATACCCTCAGCCAGCCCGTTACAGTCCCACACTCGGGCGCATGTCTCGCGCCATTTGAGCGCCTGCGCGTGTTGCTCCGGGTCGGTGTATTGACTATAATACCAGCCCGAAGGCTGCCATGCAGCCTTGACTTCTTTTACATTGAGATCGAGATAACCCGTTCGCGGGTTCTGTCCGTAAGCCCCCATGATATAGCCGTCGCCCCGCGCCAAGGCGTCACCTAAGGCTGAGACAAATAATGAGATAGGAACTTTTTGCATTTATATATCCCCCCTTCCATAATTGAGGGGCTGGCGGAACAATCGTTCCCGGCGAGGACGCCCAAAGCGTTACCCTCACTCCCAGCCCCTACGCGATATTACCCCGCTTTACGGGGTATCGCTACTGAGGCGGCGTCCATCTTTTATCAAAATCAAGACTTGAACTCTGCATAGCATCACCCCCTTTTATTTCTGAGATAACTTAAAGTGTCCTACAAAAAAGCCAACGATGAACGAAATCATCCGCATTTCCTCCTGTCCTTTGCTACGATGCGGGTGAGGATTTGCACCTCACATAGCAGGATAGTCCGATGTCCTGCCGATCACGCTCTGCGTCTACCTGTTCCGCCACCGCATTTATTGGTCACTTTATGTCACATCATGGATTGTGTAAAACAGCCCCATTTCCACTGATCAGATAATAGGGATTTGTTGCTGTTCCCGCCTGTATATCAAACGTGTTGTTAAAGCCAATGCCACCAACATTGAACAGGGATTGTTTTATCGCATCCATCGGTCGCAGAGGAGTTAACCCCTTGCTAATCCAATCTTCAAACACTTCCATATAATCGTCGATGTACTCATACAAATTGTCTGTATGGCACATCGGAGATAGATATTGATTGTTACCAACATTATTCGCCGCCGCTTTCATGTCTGCCACGGGGATTGCATTGTTCACAGGGTCACATGACCATACCGCTACAGATGCAAATGTTGTTGCCAATCTACCCGGTGCCCCGTATGTTTCCAATCCATACGGGCCTCTTGCCCACTCAAACTCTTTGAACGCGCCAACAGGGAGCGGATAATGATTTGGCCCTGCGTACCCGTGCAAAACAATGCCGTGTGTATCACACAACGCCTTAAACTCTGCAATATCCGCAATCATCACATCGTCATTTGCAGGAGCAGACCCTGCCGGATAGCGGCTATGAAGCATACCATGGAAACAGATTTCAAACCCCATATCTTGCAGTTGTTTTACTTCGTCCCACGTTATTTCACTTCCCATAGTTTCCATCTTTAACGCATAGGCAGGTTTTATTCCCTTTGCAAGCAATCTGTCAGCAATATCGAGTGCTTTCCTTGTAAGGTCATCAACTATAACAACGAAATACTTGTTAAGGGGTTTACGAAGCGTGTCACTGATTGCAGACACACCAAAATTGGTTTTCAAGCGATCGACATCGTCTATCAACCCGTCAACCGCATGCTTTACGTTTGTAACTGTAGTGATTGTTTTCGCATCTTTTAACTGATACGTGATAGCATATCCGCATTGCGAACTGTAATTGCTTGACCCTGCGGGAGAGTTATGATACCAGAACAAAGTTGAACATTCTTGACCGACAGCGGTTGAACTCATCCCGGTATCGGTATGGTTGTCCACAAGCGGCCTTAACCCATTCGATTCGACACCCATAACACGGGATAACTTCCCGGTATCGGACAGCGCAATAAGAATATCCGTTGTCGGGTCAAACTCAACATCATTCAACGTGAATACTGCATGAGTATCATTTACTTCTTGTGAACCAAGAGACGCTTTCAGTGTAAAATATCCTCTGTTGATTTCTGGGTTATCTTGATAATGACGGAATGTCCAAATTCCAAGCAAAACAGTACCGCTGTATGCACGAACATCTACCTTTTTTAGCAAGACAATATCACCAAATGGAACTTCTAATGTTGCAACTCCATAATAATAGCCGTTTGGCGTTTCGCCGTTTTTATATTCTGTTTCAACTGGTACAATCGTTTCCGTTTTAACGATGTTCAATTCGTTATATAATGCCGAATTCCTGACCGCATTATTTGAGTGTTCATCGATCGTCAAATCATATGGGTTAAAGTTATAATCTTTTTGCAGAATTTCATCTGGATTATATTCTTCTGTTGCCACATTATACGCGGCAACATAACTTATATCATATGTTGGACAATTTCCAGACGTAATATAAAGTTGCGGGTAATCATAATATTCCCCCTGTTTCAGATCATACCAGTTTCTATTATACTCAAATATAGTATATGCCGCATCTTTGTATGCTCCATACTTCATCGCCCCTGTCTGTGTGGCCGCGCCAAGCACAGTTTCGCCGCCAACAAGATTTAACGGTACATCAAACGTAATTTCGGCCTTGCTGTCTGCGTTCGCCTTAATAACCGCAATATCATACAGTTTAATAAACTTCTTGCGGTTTAATACATCGGGCGTATTATAGTATGGCTCGATTCTGTAGACCGAGAACTTTACGTCCGTGCCTTCAGCAGCATAAACAGCGGCCGAGCGAACAAAATACCCGGATGTAATATTCGGCGCAATTATAATTACAGTTTGGTTTGCGCCAGAGCTACTATTTGTCGAAGCATAATCAACAGCATCTTCATCGTCATAGTAGACAGTTGTTATAACAGGTTCCGATCCTGCACCGAATTCATACTCGGTCACTTTGCCATCTGACACTGTTTTAACCTTGAGGGCTTTACCGATATCATTGGCCGTTGCGTTAGGCTCAAGTGTTTCAATCGCGCTTTTTAACTCACCAACCATATCAGCCGGAGCGGCGGCAGAACTAAGCGAAAGGCTTCTATCAAGCGGCGGGCTATCTGGATTTGTGATATTCTCTTCTAGCCATGTCTCAACCGCTATAGATACATCGCTGCCCTGCAACGCCGTGTCCGCCTTGTCAAGACTAGCCTGTACCGCACTTGACAAATCGGTTTTCGGAATCCCGCCTGACGGCTTAGTGTAATGCCCGCTATCATCCGTCAAATCACTTACCTTAGTCGGAATCGGTGTATTTGCGGGAAGCGCGCCAACCTCAGAAGCGGTATATGTAGGCTTGCTAGACGCTTTCGCCCAGGAAGGTACAGTCGGGTCAGTTTCAGTATACCCGGTTATGAATCCGCTATCATTCTGTAGGTCGCTTACCTTTGTCGGAACATCTTCTATCCGGGCATAGTCTGTCAAATCGATAGAAGCCGAACCGAACTGCTCCCAAGCGTTGTTCGTATAAATCCACTCGACAAACAAATCAGGAGACGAACCACTTGCCGCAGGAACAAGATAAAACGTATCCGAAGAAGGGTTCTGAACTGTCGGGATTCTAGTAACCGCGTCATACTCCGAAGAAGTGCAGATATGAATCTTCATCCCGGAAATATCCGCAATTTCTTCTTCAAGTTCATCAATTCTGTGTGATACTCCGGTAGTTATTATAACGGAATCAGGTTCCCATTCTGGCGAAGAACTACCAAAATTCCGTCTAATAACAATAAAAGTACAATCAGACGGAAAATCAAATAGCACCGTTGTCCCTGCCGGAATCATATATTGAGCGTCAGTACCAGAACAAATATAACTAGATAAGTCGGTTCCGTGACTTGGCCCTAAACCAAGATCATGATTACAAAAGGTTATATAGGCGTTTTTTACGTCATTTGCAGTAATAGCAACGCATGGCAAATTGTCTTTTCTCTTTATCTGATAAGATTTATAATCCGTGGTATTCAGTCTGACTGCATGGCCTGTCGAGTCTATTGTAAAGGGTATTACGCAATCAGGATATGTGCCCGGATCATAATCAGCTAGATTAATGACAGTTTTTCCGACCGAAGCCATTTTTATTAATTCTTCGTTACTGATAGCGCCCGCATTAAAACGAATGCGTGCTCTATCTTCTTCGGTCAGGTTGTTTTGCCTCTGATCATATCTAACATAACCGCTTGCGTGCTCAATCTGGTACCTAAGCGCGTTAGCGATTCCAGGTTGAACTAGCTCTATGTTAGTTCCTACACTAAACGCGGTTCCGGGCATGATAAAATCGATAACCTCATAAACTGCATCTTTCCATACGATATATTGACCTTGAGAAAGCACGGTACTAGCGGTATCGCCATTTTCTACCATGGCAATCATCGGTCTAGCGTCCGCTATGCCAAGGTCAGATAGCGATTTATCCCCTACAAGCTCAACGCCGTTTATTATCGGCTTGTTTTCAAGGTTATTGTAATCTATACCGCCTCCGCCGCCCGATACATTCGGCAGGTCGGCGATATGAATCATAAAAGGATGACTGTGCCAAAGGAGAATATCATTATTCCAGATTTCTACATAGCATTCATGTGCGCCGGCATACTGTGTAAACGGATCATACACAGTCCACAAACCATGATCAAGAATAACCATTCCTTCATGGTCATCAATTACCCAATGCAGTGTTTCCGTCTGGCCTTCGGCTATCTGAGGAAGGATGAACATAATCTGCTCGACGCCGTTATCCATTTGAACGCCTGCGCAGATACTTTGTGGGACGGCGCGCCGACCATTAAAACGAACTGTTTTCATATGACCACTACCTTTCTTTATTTATATGTCACAGTCAATACGGGCGCGTCCGCGCCGGAGCTAGAACCACCAAATTTGGAATAGTTCAAACTATATCCGCGAGTTCTGCTCTGTTCATTTACGTAGAGCATCAGGCCGCCCGTCCGATTGCCTGTCTGGCTATCAAAAATCGCCGTCACAGCCGCGACGGGTATTTCAAAGCTCTTACGTTCTCCGTTGCTAATAGTCCCTAATTCGGCGCGATAGGTCGCGCCGGTTACCGGATTTACCGGATTTTCGCTGCTTGTTCCGGTCGCTGGCGTTGTCCATAGGTAGACGGTTACTGGGCTTGAACCGCCCGTGCCGCCGAGCCTTGAAAGCGTCAAACTTGCGCCTTGAATGCTCTTGCCTCTCAATCCGCTTAAGTCGAACCACATGCAACCTTTATAATTCACATCGCCAAACGCGCCTTCCCTTGGTTCTGTTCCGTTATCCCAGTCAGTATTACCAAAGCATCCGGTCGCGGCAAGAGTAGGTTTATCATCTGTCACCGGCCCAGATGCCGATCCGGGGTCTTGACTAGTGCCTGGGTCAGGGGTTAAATCAGATGCGTTTGGATAATGAATTGAAGCAGCTATCTCATCATAAAAGCCATCAGGACAAACGCCATACCATGACCATCTGCCGCCTTGTGACTGTAGAAAATAAACGCAATTACCGCCGACTTCATTTTCTACATGTAAATCACAATTCATACCAAGAGAAATCAAACTTGTCGCGCTATACAAAGCGCCAGCATGAATATATGCTTTTGTTCCTCCTGTTAATGCTACAGCATAATCTTTATTATAACCATCGATAATAACGCCAAATAAATCGACGTAACTATCAGCATGAAGTGTAACACAACGTTCATCCGCGCACAGAATAGTTAATGGGCCAATAGTTACATTGATATTGCATCCTTTTACTATAAGGCTACCCGTCAGCGTTCGGGATATACCTTCTACCGTAACGCTTCCGCGTCCCATCAATCCTTGAAGAATGGCATTTTCTGTGAGGTCATTGTTTATCTGTATTGTAATATCATCATAAATGATTTTATCGTTCAAGGTGTCGAATGCGGCTTGAAGCGATGTGTAATTGGAATTACTAGAACCAACGGTAATAACAGTCGGCCCGGAATACTTTATATCCAGATTCGGCGCAATGAGCTTTTTATTGACAGTCAAATAGTCCATAACTGCCCCATCTCCGTCCATGCGTAATGTCTGATTCCCGCCCGCGTTGAACTCGATGTTCGGCGAATTGACTTCAAATTTGTTTTCGGTCAAGGATATAGACGATTCCGTATGAAATTCACGTATATTGCCGATTGCAGTATTTACCTCAGATATTCCGACTTTACCGGAAATCTGGCCCGCCTGTACTTCCAGCGCGGTTGTGTGATTACTGACAACACCCGACAAGGTATCAACCGTGCTTGAATCTGCTTTCAAGGCAATCGCGGAAGTATTGGCGGTTATTGCTGTCGTATGCTGGCTGACAGTTCCCGAAAGCTGGTTATATTCGGTGCGCAACGTCTCAATGCTGGCTTCTCCCGATTCCCCATCTAGCCGCGTATTGATTTCCGTTATGTCTTCCTTGCCTTCTTCCAGGTCTTGTTCGGCTTGATCCAGCCGTTCTAGCGCCTGTTGGATGATTTGAGACGATTCAATAGCGCCGTTAAGGTCTTTGATTCGCGCGGGGTTTATGTAGCCGTTCGCGTCAAGCAGCCCGGCGCGGTTCCCGTATGATTCGGCGCGATTAACGGACAATGAAGGCAAATTACAGACCGAGGTAGCTATAAGGCCGCCCGTGAACGCTATATCCTGAGAGTTTATCAGCATCGTATGCTGAGTGTTTGATTTATCCGTAACGGTCATTTTGTCGCCGCAGGTAACGATAGGATCAAAGCCCCATTCGAGCGCCGCGCCTATAGCCGTCAGGCCGGTAAGCGATGTAACTACATTCTGTACCATCGCTTCGGTGATAATCGGGTTTCCTTCTATCTGGATCGTGTTGAGCGCCGTATCTTCTATACTGCTGTTGATCGCGTATCGGTGTATTTCTTCCGATCCCCAATACTTGACCTGGAGACAGTTAAAAGAGAACGCAGCGCCATTCTGAGGCGAAAAGCTACGATATACAGACGTTCCTATCGTTCGCGTCGGCGTCTGTCCGAACGGAACAATTTCACAGAGTCCGTCACGGGCGATTCGGATGAACCCGCCAGCGCAAGCGGCGATATACCCGGCTACAATCCGAAGCGTCACGTTCTCGGGCCAGTCCGGCATTTCCGCGATACTCTGCGTCCCGTTGATTATCGTCGTTGTTCTCGGTGTAACGCCCGCGAGGCTACATACATCGCTATATAGATCGCTCAGTGTCTTCGGGTAGTCCGTAGGATCATCCACGAACGGGACTTCAAAAGCCGTTGCCAGCGCGTCGGAGCCGTTGAGAGTGGCAAGGACGCTTTGTTCCGGCAAGCTAAAATCTTCTACATACCACTGTCCAAATGGCGAATAGTTGAAGCTGTTTCCGCTCTTGATTCCGATTTCCATCGTCACCCGCGCCCCGTCAAGCGTCCCTTGAGTCAGGGTTTTTTGACGGTTGTCAATCGCGAGCGTGAATACAGCCGCGTTCGCCGATCCAAGCGGGATACCGCTTTCAGCGTTGCTTTCGGATATATTGTATGAGTTGATTTTAGCCGCCGTGAGCGGAATCACAGTTCCGTTATTTAGCGCTAGAGTCCCGCGTATGTCAAATACGCGGGTCATATCTTCATAGCCCATATATCACACCTCGATAAAGTTGACTTTGAGAGATTCCCAGCGGACGGCTCCGTCTATGATCCAGTAAACCGGCGCTGTGCGGTCGCCTTTATAGCATGTTATCGTCTTTGCCGCGCCTGTCTCAGGATCGATATACGTAACCGTGAACGTAACTCCCGAAATAAGCTGCATAACCTGCGACATCTCAGCCGTTGTCAGGCTGGGCCACTCACATTCGATTTTTCTTTTTGACGCGACAAAATCAATCATCATTTGACCGTCAGCATTTCGACCGCTCGAACCGCTTGATAAGTCCTGAACGCTCACGCTTACCTTCTTAGGCGCGGGAGGCGTTGAGCCGTTGATTAAAAACATCCCCTATCGCCTCCCGTTAAAATTCTAGCAGGATTTTTCCCGCGTGTTTCTGGTATCGGTTGATAGATTTGATTGCGAGCGCTCCCAGCGTATCCGCGCCGACCTTGATAAGCGCGCCGTCAAGGGCATCGGCAACAGCCGCGGCTATATCCTGAGCGCTTGCGCCTCCGCCGCGCTGACCGCCGTAGGCGTCCATATACTGGAAGATAGCGTCTCCGATTTCTCGCTGGTTTGCGACGGATGTTTTACCGCCGATTGTGCCGACTAGCTCGGCCCCGGCTTCATTGGCTATGAACATCTGTCCTTTGGGGATTCCAAGCGCGCCGGTAGCAACTCCGGGCACGTAATGAATCGGCAGTTCTGCTATCTGTTTCAAGGTTTCTTTTGAGGCTGTACTGGTTGCAATAGTGGAAGCTGCTTTCGCGGCCTTTTTTGCGTTTTCAGTCGCCTTAGCATCGATTTTCAGCGTAATTCCATAACTCCCAGACGTAAGCCCCGACAACTGCCTCTTTAGCTCATTGATCCTAGCAAGCACTTCATTCGCGTTATCCTGATAGTGGAAGTTATGCGTCTGCGCGTAAGCTGACATTAGCTTGTCGTATTCTTCTTCCAGTATCTTTATTTGAGCTACTAATGCAGCCGCTTCCTGAGACTTTGAAGCGAGTATTGAGCTTCTGCCGGCTCCTGTTGAAGTTCTCGCGGATTCTATACCGAGCAAATCTTTTAGCCATGAGGGCATATTATTAAGGATTGGCTGAACCACATTTTGATCAAACCATGTACCAATGCTTGTAAAGATAGAGGTAATATTATTCCAGGCGTTTTCGGCCCATTCGGTAACGCTATCCCATAAGCCTTCCCAACCGTCTTTCAGCGGCTTTATAACGGTGAGCTTTATATATGTCCATGCCTGTTTGAACCACGACTTGACCTTATCAATCGCGGGCTTTACCTTCGTATTCCATGCGTCAACAACCGGCTTGAATATCTCTTTCAGCTTCGGAAGCGCCGTACTATTCCACCATGCCTTGATCTCGTCCCAGTGCTGCATAACGAGGCCCGCGGCCTCGCCGATGACACCGGCGATAATAGCGGGTATGTTACCCGTCGCAAGGCCGATACCGAGAATGCCGCCGCTGAGGTCTTGAACAGCCGCGCCGACGTTTTTGAGGTTCGGCCCGTTTGTCGCTATATCCTTGATCGAAGCGGCAAGCAAGGCCACATTCTCAACGACAAGCGTAATACCCGCAGCCTTCAAACCGCCCTTGAAATTGCCGTTCAGGCCGCCGAACAGAAGGAAGGAGCCTAGCGCCGTTTCAAGCGCGCCAATCTGTGCTTTAAGCTGGTTCGCCTCTGTCACGCCCTCGCGGAACTGCTCAATCAGGGCCGGCAGGAAATCCCATTGCCCCTTGACAATCAGCGCGACGCCGCCAATAACCTGTAGTGCGCCTCTTACGCTTTTCAGCTCCGGGAGGAAATGAGAGGCGATTCTCCACGCGAGGAAACCCGCGCCGATAGCCGTAACCCACTTGAGTATTTCTTTCATCCGGTCGGACAGTTCGTCGCCGACTCCGCCGAAGAGCGCGCCTAGGCCGCCGCCTCCGCCTCCTCCGCCGCCGCCTCCGCCGCCGCCAGAATCCAGCGTATTCAATTCATCGAAAGCTGCTACAGCCTTCTTAGCCGCGCCGCCCGCCGCCGCCGCCGCGCCTCCGACTTTTCCGAGGCCCGCCGCTATACCTTGGCTTTTACTGATCGAGAACCCGAACAAGGCGCTAAAGAACCTCGCTATAGCCGCCGTGACTTGAACGAGTACATTTGCCAAGGCGACCAGCCAAGGAATGATAGTCGTTATGATAGGCGCGAATGCGGTTAACAGATTCCCCTTGATCTGTGCCACGCTCGTTGCAAATTGTGTGTTTTGCATAGCGGCGCTCGCTACCATAGAAATGAAGTTCCGAACGCCTCTTGACACGGCATGTATGATAAGCATACTGCGAAGGCTAGAACCGATAGAGTCAAAAATACTTCTAGCATGATGACCGCTCGTTCTCGCGGTTGAGCCTGTCCGCTTGATCTCATCATTCAGCTCTTTGACCTTTTCTTTTGCTTTGTCTGCGCCTTCTGACGCCGCCTGAGAGGCTTCCGAAGCCGCCTCCGCCGCACCTTGCGCCGCTTGCTGGGCTTCACGGAAAGCCGCCGCTTCGCCTTGACTGGCTGCAAGAAGCTTTTCGCTAATCGCGTCGGCCTGCTGTTGCATCGCTGTGATTTGGGGCGCAAGCTCTTGAAGTCGCATTTCTGCGCCTGTTCTATCGCTTTGAGCGGCCCATTTATCAGCGCCGGTAAGATTAGGGATCATCTTAGACAGTGTGTCGCGCTGGCGGCTCAGTTTTTTATATTCGTCCTGGAGTTTTTGCAGCTTGAAGTAAACTTCGTCCGCCTCGCGGCCCATCGCGTCCAGCTTTTCACTCTTTACGCTCCCGCCGCCTTTTGATACTTTCCTTGTGGCCTCGGCGACGCCATCGACGCTGGCTTTGACTGAATCTGTAGCGCGCTTTACGCCTGCCATGCTCTTTTCGATTGAACCGCGCATAGATTCAATCGTCGCGCTGGCCTTTCTCGCGCTTGGCGCTACGCCTGACGCATCGGCGGTTATTTCAATTTGTAGCCGTTCCAAATCCTCATAGCCCGGCATAACGTCACTTCCTTCTGCCGTTGTTGATCTTAGCCGCGTTCCGCATCATTCGCGACTGTAGTTCACGCCATTCTTCCGACGTCCCCTCTGTCGGCTCAAATAGCTCCTTGAAAGCCTTTTTGAGCGCTTCGGGACGCCGCTTAGAGCCTAGGCACATTGATACATTTTGTCCGATTAGGTCGGCCTCTTTCCACGCAATCATCGCCGATAATTGATCCTGTCGCCTCTGTTTATCAAGCATGGATCGTGTTACACGGCGAATCTCGCCCCATGTCATATCCCAGAACTCGCTAGGCGCTAGGCCGAATGCGACAAGCAGGCCCATTGATTCCTCGGTCAGTTCCGTTAGGCTTGTTTCTCTTCGTTCTCCTGAGCTTTCGCCATAGCTTCCGCTTTTTCCATGCTGTCCCGAGGTAAAAAACCGCTCACCTCGCCCACTTTGACAATGAGCGAAATAAAGTCCTCTGTGCTCCATCCCTCATCGACAAGCTCGTCAATGATTTCATTACAGGCGGCATGGGTATACTCTACCTTGTCATCCTGTTCGATTCCCTTTGCGCCAACAAAAATTACCTTTTCCGCTACTTCCATAGCATTGAGCAAGGTATCTTCGTCATGCATAACCTTGAGGAACTTCCCGCCCATCAGCTTGTCAAGCTCGGCGTGATAACGCGCGGTAATGCGCAGCTTGATTTCTTTTTCTCCCACGTTCAGGCTATAATACTTCATTGTTTCCTCCTTGATTATGATGAAGGCGGCGAAGCCCTCAGCCTCGCCGCCTTCCTTTTCCTGTTAGGCTAAAGCATCCCGCTCCGCCTATATTCTTCTTTTAGGTCAGGTGCTCGGGCCAGTGAAGGTAATATCGGTAATTACCGTAAGCGTCAGCGTATAGCCCAGCGCCTCATTTACGCCGAATCCGTTTTGATGTACACGCGGATAAGCGCCCCACGTATGATAGCTACCGTCAGGATAGGTCAGCTTCCAATACTTGGCTGTATCGGTCGGCATCGCGTTAAGCGTCGCGTATTCATCGACAAGCGCATTTGCGGCGGCATCTGGCGCTCCGAACTTGCCGCGGAGGCCGTTGAACTCAAGGTTATCATTCGCCTCAACGCCGGGGATGTTCTTACGCTTACTGTCATAGATTGTCGTGACGTCTATCTCCTCAGGTTCGCCGCCCAAGTCAGGCACGGAGGTAATACCGTACAGATTGGTAAACGTACCTGTAGCAGTGCTGGAATAACTCAGCAGCGCCCCAATGTTAGAAATCGGTTCGTTCATCGTCTCACCCTTTCCCCTTCATAAAATACTTTCTCGATTGTGTCATATATCCCGGTATATACCTGAGAGCGGCGGTATAGCCCGCCAACGGTTCGGCTTGTGTTATCCATAGTGCATTTGAGCCTCAGGCCAACAAGCGCCGCCCGGGCTTCTGACGCCGTTTCCGCCATGCTGTCGCGCGTCCCTGCGAAATGGTCTAGCCTGACCGTTACGCTCACGCGGCGTTCTACGCCCTGCAAGGCGATTTCTCCGCGTGCCTCAATTTCATATACCGTAATAGGAGCCTCTATCGGCTCCGTGAAGATACCGGGCGGATAGCTCGGCGTTGTCTCGGCGTTTACAGCGCTTAAAACGCCATAAATCGCGCTCTCAATGTCGCTGTATACGTCCATTTAATCACTCATTTCCTCACCGATGCTATCGGCGATGATCTCACGTATAAACGGCTTGCGCGCCTGATAGGCGGGCCATAGATACGGGTTCGCGTCTCGGCCCTCTGAATAATGGAATTCGCTATCATCGCCCATATAATACCAACCCTGTTGAGTATAGGCGCTGGAGGGAAGTGGGTATTTCGCCCCGCTCGGGCCGCCGCTTGAGGCGATTCCGTGAGGGCCAGTACCCATTTCAACGAATACAGGCCACTGTACCGGGTCGAAGCCTTGCGCAGCTACATAAACCCGACCCTGCACTGTATCGCCCTGTACCTCGGCTTCCGCCGTTATCGCGTTGATTATCTCGCCATCGAAAGCACCGATATTATTGACCGCCTGCGCCCTTATATCGCCCATCGCCCGCTCAATCCCTTGACGTAACCCTTCGCGCGCTCTGTCTGGCATCGCGTTAAGCTTCGCCAAAAGACTGTCTATACCGGAGATCGTACCGCCTTGTATAGATTTTATCCCATACGACTTATACCCTTTAGCCACCGAAAGCACCCCGTTTCTCGATTATGTACACAATCTCGCGCGGGTATTCTTCTTTGTCTGCTACGATATAGTCCGGCTGATCATCCGTATTCGAGTTCAGCCATATACCATCGCCCTCTGTGAGGGCCACAGAGGCCCCATAGAGCCGCTTGATATACGGTAGGCGTTGCCCGTAGGCTGCTGCGTCGAGCCGTCCAGACGCGGGCGCTACGCTTGCCTGAAAGGCTGTTGGCTGGCTGTATGTCGGTATCTTTTCTCCGTTCTTTTGACTGCGCGTAATTGTCACGGGCGAATAATAGAGCGCTCTCATATCAACAATCGCATGTCTCATACGGATTCACACTCCCAACGCGGGCAATTCGCCAGGGTATTAGCTGGCGCTTTATATCTTCGGGGAGCGGCTCAATAGACCGGCTAACGCCTTCTGAATGGCTCGTTTCCCCTTCGATCCCCTGCCGGTTGTAGTAGATTACAGCCAACTGCGTAATAACATGGCGCAATCCCTCAGGCACTTCGCGCCGCCCTGTATAAGCGCAGATAAAGCTTTCTGCATCATCGGTCAAATCCCGCGCCAGCTCGTCACTGATAGCGGGTATTCGCCGCTTCAAGCGTTCAATGTCTCTGGTGTGCGCCATTTTATATCATCCCTTTTCCTTTGAATACTGTCCATTAACCAAAAACGGGGGCATTATGCTCCCGTTTTTGATTATCATTTATCAGGCAATATAAGTGTACTTGATCTTGACAGTGCCGCTGGGCGCAGCCGCCAGGCGAACGCCGGTGCGCTCGATGGTGTAGGCGGTAATGGGCGTAGAGCCGTCTAGCAGCTCCTGCACGCTCACAATACGCGGATGCGCGGTGGTGTACAGCAGCGCGTCGCCAGCAGAGCCGGTGATTGTCTCGGCGGTGGTCACGGCGGTAGAAGTGCCGAAATACACGACAGCCACACCGTCCAGATACTCAGCCCACAGCGCCATGCCCATCAGGGCGAAGGACTCGCCAACGGCTGTGCCATAATTGCCCTGCGCGTGGAAACCAATGAGATTGGTTTCACCCTGCACGGTGTAGTCAAGGCCCAGTCGCGCGAACTCGCTATCACTGGGGTCGATATAATAAAGATCGATGTTTTCAACGGGCGTAGCGATCACGATGCCGCGCGGAATCTGCGCAGCAGGCAGCAGGAAAAGAGTACTGTAGCCCATGAAGTCCTTGATATAATTCAGGCCAAACTGGGTCTGCACGGTGATATTTGCACTGCCCAGATAATCATAGGCATCCAGAATATTAGCAAATCCAACAATGGCGGTGACGTCCTTCTGAATCGTAGCAAACTTGTTCAGAACTTCGCCCTGCGCCTTGGCAAGAGCCGCCTGCCAGGTGGAAGCGCCACGAATCAGGCTACCTGTGTTGAGGAAGTCGTAAAAACGGCCCAGAACGACGTTCTGCAACTTCGTGAGGAAGGCATCGTCGCTCTTTTCAACGGCGATTTCCGCGCCGTATGTGCTCACGTCCTCAATGGGAACGGCCTTGGCGTACTTTTCAATAGCCAAATCAGCCATTGTCGCCTGAACGATAGTAGCCTTGGAATAGGGAATCACATTGCCCGGCCCGACATTACCAGATTCAAGCGTAACGTCAGCATTATAGGCAATCAGTCGAGAACCGGGGGCCTTGCGGATAGGCCGCATAGCACCCATGATATTACTCAGCGCTTCCCAGTTCTTATTGAATCGGGAAACAAAATCGATTTCGCGGGCCGTGACGTTAGTATAGACATTCGGCAGCGAATCGCGGGGGTTAGTCAGGGTTTCAACGTTAGTAGCAGGCATCTATATCATCCTTTCTTATCGCCTGAATAGGCTTATGTTCTGGGCGATTGCTCTTTGTCTCTCGCCCGCATCCTTGATCGCCATAATCTGTTCACGGGTCATAGCACCGGCTTTCCCCGTTCCCTTCTTTGGCGTCGTTCCTTTCATCCGTTCTTCTACCCCGGCCTGCACGGCTGCACGGAACGCTTTTTCCATAGCGTCGATACTCGCCTTGCATTTGTCGGCGTCGGAATAGTCCAGCACCTCAGCTAGTTCCTTCGGAAGCTCCCTTTCTGCGAGGGTCGCGTAAGCCTCTGCTTTAAGCTCTCTGAGCGTCACGGCCTTTTCGCGGGCAATGATCTTCTCTTCTCGCTGTTTAGCGTCATGCTCGGCTTTCTGCTCGGCTGTCATTTTAGCCAGCCGCTCGGCCTCTGTCCGCGCCGCTTCCTCGCGCGCCTTAGCATCCTGCTCCCACTGCGTTTTCGCTGTGTTCAGGGCTTTAGCGACGCGCTTGTCAAACTCGCTTTGATATTCCTTCGTTTTGAGAAGTTCGTCAAAGCTGGGCGTCTTCTGCTGCTGTCCTTCCTCGCCTTCCTCGGCAAAATACTGGATGTTCATAGGGATTCTCATTCTAATACCTCCTGCCCGCGCCGTTCATTGCCCGGCGTGTTCTTTATTCTGCGCCCGCGGCGTTCATCGCCCGCCGTGTTCGCTATGCAAAAAGCCGCACCTGATACGGCGCGGCCCTGTTGCCCTATTCGTGGTATGAAAAAACCGCCCGAAGGCGGCTTATTCATAATAGCCCACTATAAACATCTTCGCGACTTCTTCCGGTATCTTATGTCCTGCTGTCGGGATACCGTTCTTATGGCAATAATCACACAATGCGCGAATATCGATTTTAGGATCACCCTTTTTAGGCCTACAATCCCAAGCTCCGATTGCCTCAAATTCTTCATTTGTCATTGTGCGCTACCTCCCATAATATATCTTGATCAACTCAGCAGCTTCTTTTTCTTCTATCGCCATTCTTTGACCATAAATTTGAACAGCGCCAAACGCCCGGGTATAATAGTCAATCAGATTCGTTTTCGCCATAAAGCCGATATACCCACCGTTACCAGCATCATAACTCTGTTTACATGCTTCTGCAAACAGATGCCCGCCAACGCCCGTATATTCCTTAGGGCCTTTATGCGTTAGGCTATGTCTGTTATTCCAAGGCGCTGATTCAATAAGACCCACCTCATAATAGCCTTTTTCTGGCATTATCGAAACCATACCTTGGATTCGCTCATCGCCTTTAGCATATAGAGCATATACCTTGTAACCTTCCTTTTCCGGGGTTCTCCAATCAAACTCCCATCCCTTGCAATCCTTCGCTTTAGGATGAATAAGCTTAATCTCTGTATCAACAAACTCCCCGGAATCATTACGCTTTAGACAAGGTGTAAGCTCATCAATCTCTATATCTATTATACCACTTTTTTGAATGGAAGTAAACTCAGAACTGCTATTTTTTTCTGTTCTGTTTACCTCTTTCTCAGCGTCATCGGCCCACTGATAACTCATAGCCCGTTCGGTCTTGAGTTCGCGCTTACGCTTCGCTTCCTCATGCTGCCGCCGCTGCTCCTTCGCTACCGCGTCCTGTCCGTGCTTCTTGACTAGCTTGTCTTTCCACTCAGTATAGGTCATAGAGGCCGGCATTTGGGCTACCTCGCCCGTGATCGGATCGCGGATTGTTCGGGTCATGGTCTTTATCCATTTGTCGCTCAAGACCTGTATCGTCGTTGACCGGCACCACGGATGAAGCGGCGGAAAGTTGACGCCCGTTACCGCGTCTTCTACATTGAAAATAACGCCGTCGTGATCCTGGCACTTTTGCGACGTCCTCAAGTCAAGCACGGCCCGAAACATATAACGCTTTATCGCGTTATCCTTGTAACGCTTCATTTCGGCTTGATTCGCCGCATGGGTAATTTCCGTCGTAATCAGCCGGTAAGCGTCCATTGCGTTTTCATCGAAGGTCTTTGACAGCGAGGCCGCCATTTCCGCCCTGGAAGACCCGCCGAGAAAACCTTGAAGCACGACAGACTGAGCTTTCCGGGCCAGTTTCTCAGTATTTCGGTGTAATCGCTGTGAGTAGTTACGCCCGCTCCAATCGTCCGTAAGGATCGCCGTTACCGCTCGCTTGCTTATTCCGGTCGTTGACCACATTACACCAAGGCCCTTTTGAAGATCATACTCAGCGCCCAAATATGCTTCCTCACAGGTAGCTTCCAGCTGTTTTGTCATTCGCTTATATTCCATATCTTCGAGCGTTTGACAAACCGCCGTCGCCTGTTCCTGTAGGCCCTGCATATTCGTCATTCTAAACCGAACGGACGGAGCGTTCACGCGGGCTTCAAGCGCGCGCTTCTTTTCTCCGTCCGGCATTTTGTCGGCTGCCTTTTTGAGGTTTTCCAGTATCTTCGGGTCAATGTAATCTTCTAGTATCGCCTTCGCTTCCTCGCGTGTGAGGCCATATTTCCTCTTATATCGCTCAAAAAGCGCATTGATACTAGATTGTAAGGAGCTGACCGCGCCACTCTGAGCGCGCCGGATCGCCTCGACAGTGCGCGCCGCGCCTCTTTGATATTCGTCCATACGGGCCGCGCTCCGGCGCTCCCAATAGGAATTCCGCGCCTTCTCGGTCATTCATTTTTTTCCTCCGTCTCATCCTTCCGGGTTTTTGCCTCTTCTTCCTTGAAGGGAACGTATGGAACTTCAAATGCCGCCCTTTGCCGTTTAGCGGCCTCTTCCAGCTGCTCGTTGACTTGCTCCATCTCTGTTTCTACGTCCTCGACGAACGGGACTTGACCAAGTAGGGTCTTCTTGCTCACTGTGTCATTGAGCGTCGCGACCATCTGCGCAATCTCAAGCTCATTCGCCGGCAGGCTCCGCTTGAAGACCATATCGATTTCTTCCGCGTCAGGAAGGGCCGCGCCCTTTTTACGGAGGAAATTGATAAAAAGTTTAAGCCGCTCGGTCAGGCCCTCACGGAACCATTTTTCCTTGACCTGTGTAAGCAGTTCAAGCCCGAGAAGCTTATACTTCATCGCGACGCCGCTAACGTTCCCTGCAAAGTTCTGGTCTGTCAGGTCGGGAACCATTGAAAACTTGTGAATATCGCTGGCAATAGAGTTTTTCAGTATCTCGGTATCCGCGTCGCTCATTGTGTTTGATAGGTACTGAGCGCCCGCGTCGTTATCAGGAAGATTAAGAAGCCGCTCCCGCTTGAGTTGAGACATGCCCGTTTCTACCGTGTTCCCGTTTTCGTCTATCGTATCCTGTAGCATAGCCCCTGTAATGACAAGAATAGAATCGACAAACTGTTCTTTGTCGTTTACCCGGTCGGATTGCAGGGTATTGTAGGCGTCTATTCCAGTTATTTCCTGCTCAAAATCCCCTAGCGCGTCTTCATTGTTCCAGTATTCAACAACGGGAACCGCGTCGAATTCATGTTCAATTTCATCGACAGTCCCCTTTGGAATTGAATTGATACTCCGGGCTTCTATCGTATAGTGTGACTCATCTGTATAGACATTTACGATTTTCCCGATACTTTTCCCGTTTTCATCGGTCTTATCGTAGTAATGGCAGCCGAATAGTGGATTGTTCTCGACTGTATCGTCATATACGACAAAAGCCTGTTCAGGCTCAAGGGCCGCGGTCTTTGGGTTTGCGTTTTCATCTGCATAGCACAGCTCAACGCCATAGCCGCAGATACTTGCATCTCTAGCAAGCTCCGCGTCAACGCTCGGAACCTTTGACAGTTTATAGGCCTCCGTCAGAGGCTCCAAGTCAACTTCCTTTTTTGCCGAGTATTGTACCGGCTCGCCCAGCAGATAACCGCTGGCAATCAGCGTTATATAGCGCGGGTATCCGTGAGCTATTCGGTTGTTCGCCTTATAATCCGGCCTCTGCCGCTCTAGGATAAGCGGCTTGTTATGGTAATAGTCTCGAAGCCGCTTAATCCTAGGTACGTCTTTCCCTTCATGCTCGACGATACAGGACTTTACAAGCTCCAAATTCAGGCTGCCGTCTTGCCCTTTCAGGTATTCGGCGCTTCTTACGATCATATTGTTACACCCCCAAGGCGCTCTTTTTCATGAGCTTTGCGATTCGCTCCGCCGATACGGTTTCAAGTGAATAGCGGGTCGCGTCTATCGTATGATTATCACAATCAGGATAGGCGGGAAGGAAATTCCCGTTTTTATCTGATTCATACTCATAGGAACTAAACTCGCGGGCGGTATTCGGTGTCCGCCGCGGATCAATGACAATCTCCGCTAGTTCCTGTAGCCACCGCATACCATGTTCAACGCTACCCGGCCCCTTTTTAGCCGGGATAGCCGTGATACCGCGCCGCCTCAACTCGTTTATCATACGCGGCTCTTCACTGTCGCATGTTACTATTCCGCCGCCTATGGCATTTTTTATTTTCTCTGCCAGGGTATCGGTCGGCGTCCTAGCGCCGAAATACTCAGAGACGCAATAAAGCTTTCTACCGGCTCTATCGTAATACCAGCTTACGAAGGCGTCAGGATCAACGGCAAACCCGAAGTCAAGGCCGTTATACAGCTTATCAAACCGGTTGTATTCTTCATCCGTTATCGCCCGGATTGTAAGATTGTCAAAAACCTGTCCGCCTGTTCCTGTGACCTCGCCTAGATACATATGCCGGTATGCTCTTTCGTTCGTCTGTTTCAGCATCTCGGCATCCTCAAGAAACGCCTCATTGACAAGGCCCTTTGGAATATCCAAATAGGTGCTGTGATGGACGTACCGGCCCGGCACGTCGATAAGCGCTTCCTGATTCGTCCAATTCTGAGCCGTGATAGGCGGGTTATAGGTATATATAGTCGTTGTCGGTTTCTTCCCGCGGTTGATTGACGCTTTTATCGTCCTGATTTCATCGATCCCGCCAAACTCGGCCAATTCCTCAAACCATAGGAACTTGAAGTATCCTTTTCTCAAGGTGATTGACTTTGTTTTTATCGGGTCATCCGCGCCCCGAAACATGATCCTTTGCCCGGTCGGTTTATAGATTATCTCAAGCGGGTTCTTCTTCGCCTGAAAATGGGCGCTCATTCCGAGCATATCAATTCCCTTTAGTATCTGATCATAGACCGAATCTCGAAGCGTGTTTCCTATTTTACGGAATACAATAGCGTTCGCATCCGGTTCTTTTACCAGCCCTAGCGGGATTTCGATACCTACCCAAGTCGATTTGCCGCTTGAACGACCACCCTTTAGCCAGTATTCAGAATAGGCCCCGGCTTTTATCGCGCGGTGTAGCTCATAATACGCCGGAAGAATGATATTGCTCAATCGAACGTCATACATCATCTATCACCGTAACTTTACTATTCTCGGCGACGTCTACCGGCTTATCTCGCCACTTATCCGGCCTACGGTTTTTCAGTATGTATATCTGAGCTAAGGTATTTGCTGGGACATGTACTTCTTCTTCCACGTATTCGATGTGTTCTTCCTCTATTGTTCCCTTCCCGCTCAACTGCTTTTTCGTCTTGATCTTGACCGGCTTTCGGATCGTGACTGTATAGCCAAGCGCCGATTTGAACATGGCGTTTTCAACCTCAACGCAAGCGGGCCGCCTGCCCTTTTTTATTGCGTCGGAAATGACGGGAAACTTCTTACACCACTCATTCAGCGTATCCCGGCATATACCAATGTTTTTTGCTATCTGCTCATTGGTCAAGCCGTCGCTGGCCCAACCTTCAATGCGCAAAAGCCCGTCCTGCTCAATCCATTCTTCGTATTTTACAGGGCGTCCGCCTTTTTTCTTGTCGGGCCGCGTGTTCTTATCACCAATAGTTAATCACCCCTTTTCGGATAGGGAAGCGCCTTCGCTTGCCACTGTTTGCGAAGGCGCTTGTTATATACCCATATGTACTTGTATTTCCCAGCCGAACCGAGCTTTTTATAGTTCGGGTCGATAGCTCTTATAGCGTCTTCCGTCAAGTGCTTGTTATGTATCGTCTTATTATGATACTTCTTCCCGTTGATGACATAATCAAGCGCGTTTCCCTTAGCGAATACACCGAGATATATCCAGTTCGTCGCCTGATAGATTGTCCCTATATGATCCTGCCCGCTATCGGCGTATGAAACGACTAGCTTTACTTGTGGCGCGTCCTTGTGCAGCTGCTTAAGAGACGCCGCGACACATTCGGAGGTACAAGGCTGCTTCCCGTTTAGCGCGACTCGGACAAGCTCAACGACCTCGCCGATAGCCATTCCGAAAGGCGCTTGGATGTTTGGCCCGGCTCCGTTACCGTAGACGATAACCCCGCACCATTCCTTGTTCTCATTATAGACATTGTATGAGTACCACGCAGACGGAACGCGCTTCGCGTAATGGAAATGAAGACAGGCGTATTTAACCGCCTCGCCCGTCGCTTTTTTCAGGGTGATCATACTTTAATCACCGAGAACGTCGCCCCGAATTCCTCCGCTATTTCCTTGACTTCTGTTTCATGAAGCCTATACTCCGTGAAATTCGGAAACGTCAATTTTACTGAAACGGGCTTATCCTCATCCATTTCTTCATCTGCATCCAGGTTCCCCGGTATTGATGGAAGCTCTTCATTGTCAAAGAATCCGAAATCCGCCATATCAAAGTCCTTTTCGAGTTCTTTGAGTTCTTCTTCCAATAGAGCTTCGTCCCATTCGGATTCGTTGAGCTTGTTATCAGCAAGCCGGAGCGCCTTTATCTGTTCCTCGCTCAGATCGTCAGCGCGTGTACAGGGTACAGATTTGAGACGAAGCTTCTTAGCTGCAAGCGCCCGTCCGTGACCTATCACAACCACATTATCATTATCAATGACAATCGGTTGTCGGAACCCGAATTCCCTAATACTGTTTGCGATTCGCTCCACCTGACTTTCCGGGTGCTTCTTCGCGTTCTTTTCATACGGTATCAATTCATCCGGGCTTAAGTAGATAATTTCCATCTCCCACATATTTTGCCTCCTTTACGGCTTTCGCCAGATATTATAAAACGGCGTTTTATGCCGAATTACCGATATAAAGAACGGGCGCGGATAATCCGGCCCGTTACATTCTTATTCGCTTTTCTCCCCTTGTCCCTCAATCGGTATATCATCGCGCTTCAAAGCCGCTTCAATAGCTGTTATTATGTACTCCTGCTTTGATGACGCCTTCCCCCGGCTTACCGCGGCTTGAAGCCGCTCAGGAAACCGTTTCTCCTTCCTCGGCTGAATGACTATCCTATCGACGTTCTCAGTTTTCCATGCGTTGATTTTCTCTATGTTCTGCTTCGAGGGCATAACCTCCACCTCCCACGCTAATATAACATAGATACACCTATCTTTCAATAGGTACACATAATTTTAACGTGCTTTCTTATGTTCACCTATTTACATATATGTTCACCTATGTTATAATATGGGCAGATCGGGAGAGAAAAAGGAGGTACACCCTATGAAGTCTCGAAAATGGTTTGTCGGAATCTCGAACCTACAGCAACTCAAGGCCAGATATAAGGAGCTTGTCAAGGTTCACCATCCAGACTGTGGCGGCGACGAACTCGATATGAAGGAAATTAACTCCGAATATGATGAATTGTTCAGAGTCCTCCCCGAAGTCGCTAAAGACGGAAGTACCTACAAAAAGCCGGAAGACCAGCAGAAGGAACGCCCCGAAGACTTCCGTAACGCGATGGCCGCTATCATCCGATTTGAAGATATTGAAATCGAGGTTTGCGGCGACTGGATATGGCTTCACGGTAACACCTTCGCTCATAAAGCGACGATCAAGGAAGCCGGTTATTTCTACTCCAGCAACAAAAAGGCCTGGTACTGGCACGACGCCGATTATAAGCGCCGTCACAGTAAGCAGTACAGCATGGAAGATATTCGGATCATGTACGGCTCAGAAACAGTACAGACCAAGGAGCAGGAGAAGATAACCGCCTAACCCCGCCTGACAATAGGTCGCCGGTCGAGGGAAACCGAATTCAATATAGGAGGAAATCGCTATGAAGATCAAAGAAACAACCATCGAGCGCGTCAAGCTCTACGGCATCGCTGATATTGGGAAATACCGCTATCTTCTCGACGAACAGCCGTCAGGCCGAGCCATTATCAAGCGTCACCCTATCAAGTCTATCGGTTGTGTCTCTTGGCGCCGCCCATATTGGGAGCTTGTCGCCCGGTATGACGGTAAGGCCTGGACAATCCTTGATTGACATTCTAAGACGGGAGGCCTGGATATGCTCGCTCTTTTTCTTCTCTTGTCTCTCCTCGCGCTTGCCGCCGTTACGGAAGAAGCGGTCAAAGCCGCGCGCCGGGCGCTCACCCTACGCCGCGCTCGCAACGCTTGTTCCTGGCGCGCATACCGCCGAGCCTGTCGCTAAACAGAAGCCCCGCCCGTGATTCTTCTAAACGGGCGGGGCCTATTAATTTCGAGACGCGGGCCGAACGTGCGAAGGCCGACACGTCCACGGGTATGACCCGCGCTCTTATGGGAGAAGGGGCCTATGCCCAAGGCCCTTGTGCGGATCGCGGGAGTTGAACCCGCCGCGTATCTCAGTACGCTTTGCCATCTTATCCGCATGATAAAACCCGTCGCTTCATCGCCTTCGCCTGTAGGCTCTGCGCGGGTTTATTGTCGCCGTGTGTCCCCTCCGGCATTTTACACGGCATATTTCCCAGCCGCTCTTTACCGGCTTCCCCGATGATGTAACTATAACACATAAAAACGGACAAAAACGGTCAACTTTCGCGAAAAGGCAAATTTTTTTGAAGTTTCTCACAAGCTTCCCGCTCAAAGCGACGCGCGGTTCCCTCCGCCATATGCAGCTTGAAGCCGATATATTTCCATGTTGTATCGGTGTTTACATATCGTTCTCTCAAAACGTCCTGTTGAACGGGGGATAGCTCCGCTATGAGCATATTCATTCCCGCTTGAAAGGTCTTCGCCTCCGCTATCTGTTTTGAATATTCTTCAATCTCATTCGTATAGACTTCCCTTAGCTGCATCCGGGCTTCATATTGCCGGTATACCGGGTCATTTGGAACCGTACTCCGGGGCAGCCCGTCCGGTGGCTTAGAACCGCCGATCTCGTTATCAACCTCATTGAAGCGCTTCTCCGCAAGCTTCATCATCTCAGTCAATTCCTCGACATGGCGGTCTATCTTCCCCCACTTCCATAATTCAGCCCGAACGCGGTCTAAATCATACCGCCCCATTTTCTGTCCCTCCGTTATATCCTCAATCACGAAAAGCGCGGATGTTCGCGCTTTTGCTCATTCAAATCGGTTTTTGCTCATTCAAATCGGTTTTTGCTCATTCAAATCGGTTTTTGCTCGTTTGTGCTGTCGTTTTGCCCGACAACGCAGCCGGTGAACCCGCAGTTGCCATATCCCGCTTCCGGTTCATCGCTGTATTTCCGAAGCAGCTTCCGCACAGGGCAAGCCTCCGCCTCTGCGGCGCTCTTGAGGCAGATATTACACCGACTATCCAAGACAACGTTCACAAACTGCCATTCGTCCGAAATCGGCATCACGACTTCCTGTTCTTTCCGAACAGGCGAGCGCCGCTCAAGGCTGATGACAAAATCCCGGCTTTGACGCAAGATTATATCTGCCGTATCTTTCGCTTGATCCTTGAGGGCATAGGCGACAATCTTTTTACAGATTTCCCGGACTGTCTTTATATCGCCTTCCAAGTCCTCATAGCCTTCCAGCTTCGACCCTAAATCCTTCAGCGCCGCGTTGAAGCTACGGGTAAGCAAGTCCATATGCATGACGCCTAGGCGCTCTTCCGCCCTCAAGCGGGTCTTGAAATAATTGCTCATAAAAACCTCTCCCGTATCGTCTTTAAATGCGCGTCCTTCGCCCTTTCCTGCTTAATCAGCGCCTTGTCCCGCGTATGCTCGTTCCACAGCTTCCCGGCCCTGGCAAACGTGCTTTTCCAGTCTCCCTCGTCGAAGTGGAAAGGGTCGCCGGTACAGCTCATTTTGATGCTGTAATCCCCCGGTCCGCCCACGATCAGCGGATGCGGATATGCCCCGCAGATCGGGCAGGTATTGAGCCGCCTGCAAAACGCCTCGATGTCCCGCGTTGGTTTCGGAAAGGCGTTTCTCCTGGCCCGCCTCTCCTTCTGCTTCTCGATGTCCTCCCGCGTCAGCTCCAGGTCATAAAACACGCGCACAACCTTTCGGAGTGTTCCCATCTTCGCTTCACCTTCCTTCACGAATAATCGTCCTTGCTCCGCTTCACGTCCTCAATAGTACTAAAGCCCCTCTCATCCCAGTCGGAGAGAAGCTTCTCGGTGTACGCTATCGCGTTGCCTAGAGGCGTCTCATATTTCTCATTTCGCTCAAGGGTCTTTTCGATTGCGTACCCTACCAGCTCCAACGGGTAACGGTCGCTACTTAACAACTCAAGAGCAATATCCCATCCTTCGCCGCGGTACATGTTCTGAATGGCATAGTTCCCCATCATCCACAGAATCACGCGGTTATACGTGTTTTCCTCCGCCTCTGTCAGCGGTCTTGTTCTTTCCGGGTATCGCCTTTCGCGCGCGCGCGCGTTACCAACCGTAGTGGTATTATCTTCTTCTCCACTTTGGTTTGGTATATGTCTATGTTTATCTGTATTGTTTATATATATGTCCCTGATGTTACCCCCCATGTTACCCCTAAGGTTACCCCCGATGTTATCCCCTATGTTACCCCTAACGTTATCCGATTTTTCCGTATTATATCCGGTATTCTGTTCAGTTTCGGGCGGAACATATTGAGGATAGAAGTAAATCATACGGTACGCGGGGCTTTCTTTGTTCTTCTTCCCGGGGATATAGTCTATCAATCCTTTTGTTTTCAGGCCGTTCCTAGCCTGAGCCATCGCGTCAAACCTCATCGGCACAAACGTAAGAATCCGGTCATTGGCAATCCGGACGAATTCTTCCGGCCAGACGTTGCCTTGCGCTCGCTGATTCATAATATGCATCAGCGCCCACCACAATAGCATTTCTCCTCCGGTAAGCTTTTCATCTGAGGCGTATTCAACAAACCGCTCAAACTCACGTACATAGTTGACGATAGGCATAATACTGACCTACTCTTTCATCAGAATTTCTTGCCGTGCTTGTATGGTCTGGTCTTGTTGTATTCGTGCTTTTCAAGCAAGAGCGCCAGCGGGTCTAGCCCCTGCTTCTTTACCCAGCTCAGGGCGATAGCCGATACATTTAACAAGGCCAACGAATTAATCACGCCGTTAGCATGTCGCGTAGCATATCGCGCCTCCGCCGTATACCTGTGTAACATCGTTATCAACTCGGGTAGACTGTTCGGCACAATCTCAACATTACTTTCTGAATATAGCTTTTCAATACGGGTATCACTTCCATCGCTTTCGGTTGCTTCAAGCTGACATTTACCGAACCAATCGAAAATCCTGATAACCCCATCTATCAGCTCAACGGCGATTCCCTCCGGCTTGCCTTTGTAGCTCGCATATAATACCCCATCTTTAGGCGTTACAATAGAAGTATCGTCGAACGGGTTGATTCTGTTCTTGTAAACAAGCGGCTTCCCCGCCCTGGCTTCCTCAAGCGCTTCGCTCCACTCGCTATGAATGAGCGCGATAACCTCCGCCTCGCTTCGTTCATCGTCCCACCAGCCGTGTTCTACCGCGTTCTTATGTACTTCCTTCGCCAGCTCATTTATCGTCATCCTCAATCATCTCCCTTCATGAATCCACTCAGCCGCTTCCCGTTCCTCGGCTGTCGGTTTTTCTGTCCAGCAGCGCCACGATTGACCGTATGAAGCCCTAAGCATGACATGCTTCTTGCCACTATTGTAGTCGAAAATCATCCAAGAGCCGTTATACTCGCTCCTGTCGCAGATGATAGCTAAGGAAACAGACTCAGCTTTATAGCACTCAAGCCACACGGCCCGCTTATTGATCGTATCGCCTAGCTCATTATATTCCATGAGCCGCGGCTTACAGACGGCGGGCGCTTCCTCTATCAACTTCCGCGCCCCGCCCGGAGGCCCATTGTGCGCTGCATCGTATGCATCCAGCAGGGCCGTCCTAGAAATCAAGTCATTGTCCGGCATATTCTTTGTCCTCCTTCGGCAGTTCTGGAAGCGGCATCCAGTGAGGGAAGCGCTAGTCCGCCCGTCAAGGTGCTTTTGATCGTATGGACAAGGCTAATCTTGTTTATAAGGCCTTCTATCCCATCGTCCTTACTTAGAACCGTCGCGCTTCCTGCGTGACCTTTTACCAGAAAGATAGCGATTGCGTCGGGTTCGTCCATCCCTTTACCGATCAAACTTTCAATCAGGCCTTCAAGCGAAATTTGTTCTTTCATGCTTTTACCCCTTCTTCCTCCGCCTCCGCGCGTTTCCGCGCATCCCTGACGGTATCCCTCACGGCTAACAGGTCGTTCCAGCTCCGCGCTTGTTCCATCGCCGTTTCATAATCGTATGCCGGCGCTTCCCTGAGACTATCAACGCCGTAACGGGCTAACAAGCTCTTCCTGATCAACCCGGAAAGCCTGATAACGGCCTTTCGGTCATCCGCGAAGCCCTTTGAATCCATCAGCTCCCGCGCCCTTGAGCGTATAGCATCATTAAGACAACGCTCCTGCGCGCGGCTCATAGGCGTCTTCAACCTGACTTGCTTTTCTAGGTCGCTGATACGGGTGCTCATCATCTGCTGTGTCGCGGCGATTCTCTCCATAGCTTCCGTGTTATGCTGTAGAATCACGGCTATCTGCTCCATAACCGGCGCCATCATCCCTTGAACGACCGTCGAGATAACTTGAATCTGAGCATCGTTTAGCTCTGTCTCAGGCCGCGTCATGATTTCATTATTAGCCAATGATGACACCCCCTTCAACGGCTACGCTTTCAAGCGCGCGCCGCGAGCCTTCCGCCCAGCCTTCAACGGTTCGTAAAAGCTCGCTATATTCCTGTTTCTGAGATTGAGGCATAGCGCCGAACGTCGTTTGCATATACGGCATCCGGGCGACAAGGCCTATAAACTCACGAACAGCCCGACCGAATACCTCTATAGTCAGGTCATCGCCGGAAGGCCGCACCGAATCGCCCCGCGCCTGGGCGCTTTTCAGGTTGAGCAATTCTTCCTGAGCGCGGTTCATCGCCTCTTGCTGCTCACGAAGAATATCATTCGCCTCAGCTAGATCGGCTTCCGCCTGGCGCTTTTCGCGTTCTATTTGGGCCTTCTCGCTCGTTGCCTTCCGGGCCAGCTCCGCGAAATGATCTGAGCTTTTCCGCGCCTCTTCAAGCTCATCTAGGATTTCTTGAGGTATACTCGGCTCAGTCCCTTCTAAGGCGGCTATACGGGCCTCCGCCTCTTTGAGGGCTTCTTCTGACCGCGCCTCCGCCGCTTCTGCGGCGTCCAGGACCGCTTGCATGTCTTCCTTCGCCTCCGCCACGGCCTCGGCTCTAACCTCCGCCCTCAGTTCCTCGCGCTGGGCGCGGATCGCCTCTTTAAGCTCCCGGTTCGTCATCGCGGAAACGTCGTTCTTCGCCAGTAGCTCCCCGCGCTCTTCGTCCGTCATAGGCAATAGCGCTATAATCTGACTCGGCCCGAGCTGGGCTATACGCTGGTCTATCCCGAACTTCCGATAGGCCTGCATATACTCCTGCGCCCGTCTCTCGGGCATGTGCGCGTTAATCTCTACCCATTCTCTCCACTCACCGTGCGGAATCATCGGCTTCGCTTCCGTCAGAACCCGCCCTAGCTGTAACAGATTCATAGCCGCGCCACATGAAAACATCTGAGCTTGGACGGCTAAATCATCTAGGGTTATCATTCCTCCCTGAATGGTTTTTGAAATCTCTCCCATTAAAACCTCTCCCTATATTTCGCCCTGTCCTCGGGCGGTTCAGGTGTCCGCCTCCAATGTGTGAGGCGCTTCTCCTCCTCAAATCGACGCCAAACCGTGACGATAATACCGTCAAAAGCGTGTCGGGCAAGAACACAGTTCATAACGTCGGCGTCTTCTCTAGCGGGTTTCCTCTCTACCGAAGCAATCCAGCCCCGGCGCGGTATCGCCATCCAATGAGTGTACATATCTGTATCGTGCCTATGTTCATAGGCCTCAACGACTACGCCCCGGAATACATGCCATATCAAAAGGAAACCCATCAAACAATCTTTTTCATCAGGTTCCCCCTCCTCGAACGGTATCCAACCGTTATTGTCCATCTGTTATCCTCCGTCCATGGGTTGAAAACTGCCGGTCTTTCCCGGCTGCCAACCGACTGTTTACGGTGAGGAGCTACCCCGTTATCCGACTTTACGGACGGGAGCGACCCGGTTTACCCCGATGTGGTTTTTAGTGCCGTGAAAGGGGCGGGTCACCACAAACCGCTGCCTTCCGGCTTGTGCGTAGTGCCAGGGTTGAACTGGCGTCGCGGCTCGCCTTCCGCCGTGTTACGTTACACGCACCTACGCTTGTTTGCCAGTCTCTCCCGGCTGTCACCATTGCCCGCTCAGGCTATTAGGTCGTAAGCCCCTTGACGGCGGGTACCCCGAAGCCCCGTTTGACATGTAGGCCCCGGCACATCTGATTTCGCGCTATCAGTGTCAAGTGAAGTTGTGGGAACGCCCGGACTCGAACCGGGAACCTTCCGCTTATGAGGCGGCTGCGTGAACCATTTACGCCGCGTTCCCATGTTGCCGGTCTTTCCCGGCTGTCAGCGTATCGTTACGGTCTGCTTGCTATCTTCGCCTAGTCTAGCACAATGGCGCGTGACCGCTTGCGCCCGGAGTTATCCGTAGTTTCCCCGGAGACAGCACACTTCGCTTAAAGCGACTACGGGCTGTGCATTGGTACGGGCGGCGGGAATCGAACCCGCCAGGCGTGACGGAGTAGTATTCTGGCAACACACGAAAGGAGGCACACCAAATAACCAACGATCACGAAAAAGGAAAGACTGTCTCAACCTCCGCCCCGCCCGCGACCAGCGCCCGCGCGTTTACTCCTCTCTCAAATGCGTCATACACCACCGAAGCGCTAAATTGTATCTAAGGGTTGCGACTTCGATCATTCGCAGCTCCGGGCTGTCTCTGTATATTTCCGCTTCCCTGCTCCCCTTCTTCTGCGTAGAAAACAGGACGTGAACATGCCCGTCAAACCCTTCTTTTCCCTTCTTCTTTGAAACGATCCAAACGCGGGCTAGATTCTTGACTTGGTTCGTCCCGTCAACGACGAAATCAAGAAGGTTATACAAATCGTCGGGCGTCGCGACCTTAAATCTATGAACCATTTCCTTAAACCTCCTGAATTTCAATGCCCCAGATAGCTTTCATTTGCTTCTTTTTGTTGATATAGACGCGACTCCGTCGCGTCGGCTCGCTCTTTACGTCGATGACGGCTATATTTCCTTCGGTATCGACCGTCAGATAATCGGCGATGTAGCGGATTCCGCCCGGCAGATCGAAGGGGACTTGCCGGGCGAGCAGCTTGAGCCTTCCGCCCTTGTAGAGAATCAGAAGATTCGTAAAGTAATAGTCGGCTTCTTTTTGACTGTCGAATTTCATCCCGTCTATCTCGACTTTACGATTTCCGTATTTCGACCGCTTAGGCTTGTCTTCTGACCGGCGCAGTAAAGCCGCCGAAATCTCCCCTACGCTCCGCCTTGCCATCAGCGCCGCGTATTCCTCCTCGGATAGTCTGAGGCTCATCTATATCCCCCTTAATCAGCCTGTCGGCGTTGATTATCGCGCCCTTCGCCGCGTTATATATGATCTTGTTGAGGACTTGTAACAGCTCCTCGTTACACGCGACCTGATAGAATGCGTCCAAGACGCCTTCCCGAACCGCGTCCCTGATCATATCCGAGGCGGGCGATAAACGCCCACCCTCGCGAGAAACAGGCTTAACCGGCTTTTCATCATCAATAGGCAGGAAGGGCTTTTCATCATCAACGGAATAATCATCGGGGTTGATACCGTAAGCCGCTTGAAGCGCCTTCGCCGCGATAGAATTGATACTCCTGTTTTTCATCGCGTTCGCTAGATAGCTGGTCGAAAACCCGATTTCCTTACTGGCGACGCTCGGCTTGACGCCAACGTCAAGAAGCCTATTCCTCAGGATTTCACCGTTAATAGCAATCTGTGCCATTCTTCTTCTCCCTCTCATATTCATTTTGCGCGTAATAGCTCAGGATTCCGTAGGCCGCCCGGCGCTGTTCTTGAATACGCTGCTTCTCCTCCTCGCTTCCCGGCGCGGCGATACAATCATCATGAATCCGAACGATAACGCCCGTCTTCGCCTTGATCTCAGCTATAATCACGTCCTCCGCCTCCTCTATGCTGCCTTCCGCCGTTCAAGCTCCGCGCGTATTTCCTCCGCCCGGGCTGCCGCGTTATCCGCTGCCCACGGCTGCCGTTCCTTTATCATCTTCCGCGCGAGCCGGTTCCAGCGCGACCACTCCATGAGTAGCGCTACCCAGTTCAGCGCCTCAAGAATCAATCTGATTATCCGGGCGAAATCAATCTTGACAATCTCTTCCGACTCGCCTATAATATCTTCTGAGAGATTGATTCTTTCTCTTCGGGAGCCGTGAACGGGTGATCGTTGGTAGCGTCTAGCCTGTTCACGGTTTTTCTTTTTGCTCATTTTGTTCCTCTCCTTATTTCTTCTTGAACTGCGAAGCCGCGGGGCATGTCGCGAAATGCGATATATAGCCGATCCCGGTAGCCTTGTCAAGCTCTCCCCTCAACTCGGCGCTAATGACTTCCCCGTTCGGAGTTACGATCTTATGTCTTCCGCCCGGAACGCCCCAATAGGTCACAAGTTTCGGATCACATGGAATTCGCTTCCCGGCGACGCTCTCAACGAAGACGATTGACGCCCCGCACCCGCGACACTTTGCCTTCATCATCCTTCTCACCTTCTTTCTTGTCTTTCCATCAATACGATGCTATAATTTCTTTGTCGTACCTTGAAAACTGAACACGGGAGACAACGCCGAGCCAAGCCCTTTCGGGAAGGTGTAACGACTGGACGCGAGGCCCCGGCCCTAACCGGGTGAAGGCACAGTCTGAGCTTACGGGCGACCGTAAGAGCGCGGCAGAAATGACCGCGCCGCGCGTTTCGACGCGAGGTAACAGCTTAGGTTTCCGACATTCACGAAATGATTCCTGACTACATGATTTCCCTCAATATTGACAACCCCATGGATTCCATCGGTGACGCGGTGAAGAAAGCTAAGAACACTGCGCACAACATCAAGGAGGTAAACCATCGCCTCCCACGACGGTAACGCCGCGCTAAAAACCCTCGCAAATTCGGTGAATATCTCCCGTGTTCAGTTTTCAAGGTGCGGCCCCCCGTTTTGCTCCTGCTCATCGGCACCCGGACTTCTGCCGAGGGACGGGGCCGGGATCGTCCCCGGCGTTATTTCCGCGTCAGGCTGTACAGCGAGACGATAAGCGCCATCACAGCGACGATTAGCACCATCTCCGAGTTAGTCATGTTCTCCCCCTCCTAGCTTTGTAGCCTTATAGAGTGTTACTATCTCTTTCTTCGGATATGTGAGTATAACATCATCCACCATACTGTCCATTTCCGAGTAAACGCAATAGGGAACCTTCATTCCGAGACATTCTTCTATATAAGTCCAGCAATCAAAGTCGAGAAGGGAAAGCCTGTTCTTGATTATGTATTGAGCTTCCCTATAATACTCATCATCCGCCGTCAGTTCAGAAAGTTCGGATAGTCCGTATTTACCCGGCTCTCTACTTTCCGCTTCCTCGGCTCTCAGCCGCGGAGTAGCCTCTATTTGCGCGTCGGTCGGGCGGGATGTCCAGCAACGCCATTCCTTGTTATAATCTGTTCCTAGAAGCCGCGCCCGTCCTTCAAGCGTAATAAAATCAAAGCTGAAATTCGTATGCTTACAGAACAGTAAAGCATCTACCCAGCGAAGCGAACCCGCTTTATCCGTTTCGAGTAATACATACCCATACGGGAGGGCTTTCACTTCTTCGAGCGTCATAACCCTTGCCTGTTGGTCTTTCAGCAGGGCGAGGGCTTTACCAACGATTTCAATTTTTCTTAAGCGTTCTTCCGGGCTGCTCATTATTAAGCCATATTCGCCCAATCGCCTTTCGTCCTCGAATAGCTGTTCATAGTAGCGCTCAAAGTCCTCTATAACCTTCCCCCGCTCAGTCATCCCACTTCACCGGCCTTCCACATTTTGGACAAAATTCATCCAAGTATTTAGTCAACGGTCTTCCACACGCCCGACACTTATACAATATACCGCTCACAGACAGTTTCGGTTTTAACGGCTCCTCTACTTTCAGCAGGGCGAGAGCGTCACGCATCAAATCCAGATACATCGTCCCATCCCAGCATTGTGTTTCATACGGGCAATTATCCGCGCATTCGCAATCATCAATTGTTCTAACGCAGCACTCCAGCCCCTTAATAACCTTCTCCCGGCTAGTCATCCCGCTTCGCCTTCTCCCTTTATCACTTACCGCGCCTTATATGCCCGATAGTCTTTGAACGTGTCAACGCTCTTAAAAATCGCTTTATGATTCACCCATCTAGCGAATTGCTTTTGTTCTCGCGTCGGCTCTATATTATTCTCAAAATCTCTATAGGGCTGGGCGAATACCTCCGCCCCGACATCCCGAAGGGTTACAGCCCTTTTTTCTGCCGATGTTATGTCCTGAACAAGAAGATACACGAATACCTGATATGGCTTTACTCCGAAGGCCTGTAGCCGCCTTATCGCCATTATTACTACGTCAAGCATTGAATCGGTATCGCAGCTCATCCGAATAAATCGAATCCATTTCAGCTTCGCGAGAATAGCGGCTATATCGTCATCTATCAAGCGCGCGTCAAGCCCTTGATTAAAATCTATCCTGACATCTTTTCCGATCATGTCTTCTATCTGTTCTATACCGTGTGGACAGGCTAAAACGTTGTTGTCCATAAAGACTATTTTTTTCGAGTCCGGGCGTTTTATGTCTCGCCATGTCCGGTAAGCGCGGATCATTCCTTCTTTTTTCGGAACGATACACCACGGACACTTCCGAATACAGCCGCGGGTAAGAAATCCTATCGCGAAATGACACGCCGGGTAGATTGTATAATCCGGGAATACTTCGTCAACCTCAACAGGAAGCTCATTATAGAGGCCGTATCCCGTTCCGCCTTTGATCGTATCAGGCGGTAAATACGGAGATTCAGGCGTGAAGGTGAAAACCTTACTTGAATAAACCCGGTCATATTCCTTTAGAGGAAGCCACCATTCAACCTCATCGCCGATTGCTTTGTGATACGCGGAAAGCTTCATGAGCGCATAATTTGGAAAACCTGTTTTCCCGTCTCCGTCATGAAGCCCTATCCTCATTCCCCGTACCCCCTAGCTCGCCGCGCTGCCTTATATTACCCGAATCCCTCAGTTCGCCTTTTCGGGCGTCTTTTCGCCCCGCTTCGCTATGTCTTCCATACAGGCGACATAACCGGCCAGATAATAGGCTTCCTGATCATCCAGCTTTGACAGCGCGGGCGCGATGCTCTCAAGCTTCCTTTTCATTTCCTGAATCGCTATCATCGTTTCCACCCCCGTTTCACTCTAGCTCATCGGTGCCGGACTTTTACCGGCAGACGGGGCCGGGCTCCCCGGCGCTCCGCCTCACTAGCCCCGCGCCTCTTTACATGCTATATTATAAATCTAGTTACTATATAAGTCAATATAGTAACTAGCCGTCATTATGTTAAATATTTAGCTACTATATTTTTCTAGTTTACATCTATCAGCAAAGCGATTATAATAAGAATGAAAAGGATGTGGTAACGTGAAGAGTTTAGGAAATCGTATCGTTCAAGCGCTAGATTCATGCGGATGGAATCAAAAGCGTCTAGCTAACGAATTACATGTTACACCTGGCGCAATATCTGGATTCTGCACCGGTAAATTTGAACCCTCAAACCGTACTATTTCGGACATCTGCGACGCGCTTGATATAAATGAAGAATGGCTCCGAACGGGAGAAGGCGAGATGATACGCGAGACGCCAAGAACGATTGTTGACGAACTGGCGAAGGCATATAACCTGACGCCCGCCGTCACGAAGCTTCTTGACGTCCTCGCGCAGGCGTTTGTCGAGCTGGATGAGGAACAAGCCGACCGGATCATGGAACGGCTCAAAATCGCCCTGGCGGCGTCTGACGCGGCGCGCCTCGACGCTCAGGCCGTCCGCGCGGCGATGAACGAAGAAGGCCCGGACGAATCCGGGCCGGAAGTCAAGGAAAGAAGTCAAGCCGAATAATGTTTGCCTTCGGCGAGGCGGCTGTATTGATGACATACAGCCTCCGCCTCACTAAGACGAACGCTAAAACGTTTGGGCAGATCGCCACCCGAACCTTGATAACGCGCATAGCATATCACCTCCTTTATGATATGCATATGCGCGAATTTTTATTTTACAATACGCATTAATAAATTTTGGTAGGTAGTGGCTAAATCTTAATACAGATAGAAAGATAAGCGTTGACTAAACGTTGACTATGCGTTGAACTGCGTTAGCTCAGATCGGAAAAGCGCGGATGTTCGCGCTTTTTTCCAAACTGTGTAAAATAAGCGGATTTTACACAGCAACCACTGAAATTCAGCGCTTAATTGCTGAAAAGCGCGGATGTTCGCGCTTTTCAAAAGTGGAGGTTGAGTATGAAAAAGATTGAGCGATATATATATCCGGCAGTGTTCACATATAAAGAAGGTCAAGAAATCGCCGTCGTTTTTCCCGATCTTGATGTGGCAACGAGCGGCGCGGATGAAGACGATGCGCTATTCTCGGCGCGCGAGCTGCTCGGCCTGTCTATGCTAGGGCTAGAGGAAGACGGCGAGCCGATTCCCGCGCCTACGGCGCTTAAGGACGTGCCTCTTAAACCCAATGAGCGCAAAGCGCTGGTTGATGTGTATATGCCGGCTGTTCGAAGCGTCGTTGAAAAGCGCGGATGTTCGCGCTTTTTGACCTAGGATAACTTGCAACATAACTTGCAACCTACTTGCAATCTGATTGCAACCTAGGATAACTTGCGATTATCTTTTGAATTCGCACGGATTAACGAAAGTAAATGCCCGCCCGCTTTAATTGGAGATTGGTTTTTCGTCTCCAATTAAAACAATCTTTAGTCAATCCAAAACCAATGGAGGCTTACTATATGGATCAATACGCCCTATACCTTCGGAAGTCTCGCGCAGACGTAGAAGCCGAGGCGCGGGGAGAAGGGGAAACCTTATCGAAACATCGCGCCGCCCTGACGGAATACGCTAGACGCCGCGGCTTGCTCATTGTCAAGGAATACGCCGAGATTGTCTCCGGCGATACGATAGCCGCCCGCCCTCAGATGCAGCATCTTATTGAGGATGTCAAAGCGGGGCTATATGCCGGCGTGATTGTCAATGATATAGACCGCCTTGGGCGCGGCGACGGAATCGACCAGGAGATAATCAAGTATACTTTCGCCGCCGTCCACTGTATTATCATAACCCCTAACGGAGATATTGACCCCGCGAGCAACAGGGATGAAGACATGCTCGATTTCCGCATGTTCTTCGCCCGGATGGAGCTTCGGAAGACCTCTCAGCGTATGGCGCAGGGCCGCGCGCGTTCCGCCCTCTCGGGAAACTGGATCGCGGGAAGTGCGCCCTTCGGATATAAGAAGGTCAAGTCCGGGCGGAAAATCACCCTTGAGCCGGACGAAAGTACCGCGCCTATCCTCCGCCTTATCTTTGATTGGTACGCGACCGGCGAGGCGGGATATACAGGGATTGCTAACCGTATCAACCGAATGGGCGTCAAGGTCAGCCCTCAACCGAACGCGGCGACGAACGCTTCAACTATCAGGCGGATTCTAAGCAATCCGATCTATATAGGGAAACTCGCCTGGGGGAAAACTGAATCCGTCTCCCGGATCGAGAACGGGCAGCGCGTCAAGCGCCGCGTAAAGTCTACCCCTACGGTCATTGACGATGCTTTCCCGCCTCTTATTGATGTAGAGACGTGGAACGTCGTTCAGGATAGAATAGCCTCCGCCCACCACATAGCGCCTGTGAACTCGAATTCGGTCATGCAAAACCCGCTTGCCGGTTTGGTCATCTGCTCAGAGTGCGGGCGGCATATGGTCAGGATACAGGGCCATAACCGCCCAATCCTACAGTGTCCCCGAACCACCTGTAAAACCTCCGGCGCGTATATAGACGTGATAGAAGATACCCTCCTTGAAATCCTCAGAACGTGGTGCGTAGAGTATTCCGGCTTTATAGAGCCTGTGAAACCGCAATCGGCTATAATCCAGATAGAAGCGCTCCGGCGCCAGCTAGAGCAAATCGACACCCAGATAACCCGCGCGCAGGAGCTAGTAGAAATCGGCGTCTATTCGCCTTCTGAATACGTACAGCGTAAGACGGCCCTGGAAGGCCGTAGGAGCGGCCTCCGCGCGGAGATAGATAAACTTACGCGCCCGTCACCGCGGGCCGCCGTTGCCGCCGCTGTGCCTGAGATACGGCGCGTTCTCGACGCTTACCCGCTCGCTCCTGACGCCGCCGCAAAGAATCGCCTTCTTCGCTCCGTGATCGATCATATTATATACTACAAGACGAAATCCGCCCGCGGTAACAAATCAACGCCCGGCGCGCTCCTCTCGCTTGACGTCTTCCCGGTTATCAATCGGCTAGGCTAGTATAATCAAGTATCGCCTTATTCATAAGACTATATATGATTAAACTAAAAAAGCCCCCGGCAAATCGCCGGGAGCCTTCTTCTATCGTCGCAGCTTGCGTATATACTCATCATGAAGCCGCGGATTTATTACCCGAACCGCACTGAAAAGCTCATCGATGATCGGCCATACATCTTCTTCCCGCTTCCCGTGGATTGCCTGTGAAAAGATTGTCCCGCTCTTATACTCTATCTGAGCATTTACAGGCCCGGCGTCGAAAGAGTAAGATGATTCTGGAATCCGATTATCAAATAGCTCCCGCTTGAGGAACAGGAACGCCGCCAGCTTATAACAGGTATTCGCGGTTGGGTGCCTTTCCCCTTGACATGCCGCGATAGCCTCTTCAAGTTCGCTTTCATGAATCAAGGGGTATCACCTCACTGCTGCTCGATCTTTTCCACGACGCGCTGCAGATCGCGCTTGATGTGTTCAGGCGCTTCTTGCATGAGGCCGCGCAGCTCCTCCGCCATTCCCTCATCCCGGGAATAGCCGCGATCTCTGGAATACCGGCCCATGCTGTCGCGCCGGGCGTTTCGTCCGCGCGCATAGCTTCCGCCGCGATAGGAGCCGCCTTCCCGAGAATAGCGATAGCTTCCGCCCATATCCGGGTAATACCGATTGCTATAGCCGTCTTCGTCCTCCGCCTCTACCATCGCGATAGTGGCCTTGATAGATTTCAAGGTGTGCGTGAGCTTATCGATATAATCCACATCACCCGGAGAGAGCTTCCCGCCCGCGTTTCGGATTTTCTCATTTGCCTCGCCGATTTCGCGGGAAATCGTCTCGCACAGTTCATGAAGATCGTTCATGTAATCCATTTTATATCCTCCTTCCCGTTAGGCTACTCGGTTTACAACCAAGTTCGCGTTCTGCATCTCGATAACAGGCGTGGGCGTTGTTGCCGGGTCTTCATCAGCCGCCACATAGCGGACTGACAAGGTAAAGCAACAGCCGCGCGGAACGGTAATAATAGCCGTGCTGGTAACATTGCCGTAAGTGTCTACAGCTGCCGGAACGAATATCGCGCGGCTAGTCTGTCGAGGCTCACCGTTCACAGTCAGAGCGATTGCAATAGGTGTAACCGCGCCGCCTGTAGGAATAGCAATATTGCCGTTGAAAGACACCTGATACCGGGCAAAGCAGTTTGGAGTAGCGCCACGGAGAATAAAGATTCCCGTTTCGTCTTCGTGATACACAAAGCCGCGATTGCAGGGAATGGAGGCCGTAAAGATAGCGGGCTGATTCAGAGAAATACTCTGAACCGCATTAGCCAGATATTCAGCCATGGTCAGCCCCCCTTAACCGTTACAGCCGCAACCGAAGTTCTGCGGGCAGCAGTTCGGATTAGCGACCATATACGCAGGGCGCGGAGTCGGGAGGACATACTGTTCAATCTCATTCGCAAGCGCGCGCTGGCCGGCCTGAATCGCCGCCGTCTGGACGTCCTGCGACGCCTGACCGCGAGCGTACAGAAGCTCGGAACGAAGCTGAGAAATGGTATCGTTCTTCTGCTCGATCTTGTCGGCGCAGAGCTGGTCAAGAATACGCTGGGTGCTTGCGGTATTCGCGGCGATAACGTCCTTGAGAGCGTCGGAAATCGCGGCGCGGTCTGCGCAATTCTCGGTAGCGACGGTATACTTGAGATCGGCAAGGCCCGCCCTGTTATCGCAGCAGCACTGCGAAAGCTGAGACTGTAGGCCGAACATCTGCTGCATATTCGCCATCTGACGGCTATTCGCCGCAATCTCTGCGCCGCTAAAGCCGTTATTGATAGCCTGAGTGATCCCGTTACCGGTCTGGCAAAGATTCTGATTGATGCCCGCAATACCGAGCTGAACGTCACCGAAGCCCGCCGTAACCGCGTTCTGCAGGCCGCTAATAGAGGTCTGCAAACTCTGGTCCCGGAAGCCGTCGCTAATGTGCTGGGAATTGTTGAGCCACGGATACAGGTAATCGAGGCCAAAGCCGTTCATTCCGCCCATAATCATAGGCCACATCATGCCGCCGCCGAAGCCGCCGCCGAAGCCCCAACCATTCCCGCCAATCAGCAGGAGCAGGAGAATCCACGCCCAGTCCCCGCCGAAGAAACCGCCGTTGTTGCCGTTATAACCGCCGCCGTACATAGGCGCGACAGGCATAACCATGCCCGTGTTGCCGTTTTCGTCTGTGAGAGCCATAACAAAAAATCTCCTTATGATGTATTCTGACAAACCGCCTGCGCGCCGGGCGGGTTGCAGTCTTGACACATCGCGGAGATTCCGTTATAATAGCTGTTGTGGGAGGCTATTATCCGGTCGCACTCCGCGATAATTCCTTCGGGCTGAGACAAATTGCCGTTTGTTTCAGCCGTCTTTTTTATCTGATACCCGGAGCGCCTATCATTCGCAAGACCTGTTGGAGCTTATTTCCTCCAATCTGGCCTGTGCGGAGAAGATGCTGGGTTATTTGTTTCGGGTCATTCATACCGCTTGGGATACTGAACCCACGGCTTTGAAGATATGACATAGGGTTCGCTTTGATGTCGCCTAGCGCGTTTCGCATATCCTGTTGCGTCGGCTGATTCTGTGTTCCCTGCTGTATCGGCTGATTCTGTGTTCCCTGTTGTATATGAGAATCAAAAAAAGACATTATTCTGCCGCCTCCTTTGATTCAGGCTTTTTCTGCTTCGCTGGGGCCGCCGTGAGGGCCGCAAGGCGCTTTTCCAGCTCATCCCTTGTAACATATAGGCCCATGTCAACGGGCGGCGTAGGCGGCTTGGGAGGCCTCAGAGGATAGGCCTTAAGATCATGCGCGTTATTCGCCAGAATCGTCTTGATATAGATAGCCGTTTCATCCCGCTTTATGAACATCTGCGGCGGTGATCCTGCCGCCATCGGGTAACGGTCGGCTTCTTCCTCGCTCTCGACCTGAATAATATCCGCATGGATCGTCGGCGGCGTCATCGCCTGGGGCTGGGACTGTTGTGGATGGGTCTGCGTCTGCTGTTGCTGCTGATTCATCATCCGTAAGAATGCCGGGTCTTGATAGGGCTGCTGACCGGGGAAATCTGGATACCATCGGCCCATCTGATCAACCATTGTTTATACCTCCCTTTTCTTGTACCAGTAGAAAACCGGAATTTCGCGCGATGAATCCCAGCTATCCATGAGCCGCCCGTTACGGATAGTGGCGACATGCCCGCCATAGCCGAGGACAAATACGCCGCGCGGGTGATCCCGTGCAAAGTCTGCGGTAGTGTAACAATCCGGGCAGGACATTGATATAGCACGGCGATAGAACCCATGCCGGCGAAGGACAGCGCCCCAAACGCTATCTGAGCTAGGCATAT